CAGCGACTCCTCCCGAGACCGGGATGACACCGCGCTTGTAGCCGCCACCGCCAGCGCCGTTTACGGGGTTGGTCGAATCGCTGGCGGTCGACCCACCGCCGCCGCCCCACAACTCGACAATGCCGATCTTCGCGCCATCGGGAGGTGTCACCGTCGATGAGCCGACGGACGAGAGATAGGTCGACGAGATGTAGCGATAGGACGGATTGCCGCCGGTGCTGATCGGGGCCGTTGTCGCCATCGTCAGGCGATAGGCCGCGCTGTCGTGCCGGACCTCGACCGCGACGCCAGCCGGCAGATCGCCGGCCGCCAGCGGCGTGCCGTCAGGCCACGTCAGCGGATCGGCGACGCCATCGACCGTCAGCGTCACCGGCCCGGTGTTCGCCGCCAGCGTGACGAAGCGCAGCGGCACATGCGCGAGCGACGCCTCGGAGGGAAAGGCGGGCGTGAATGTCAGCGTGATCGCGTTCGCCGTGCCGCCGACGACGCCCGTCGCATTGAGGCGCTGCGACCGCACGGCGCGCGCCGCCATCTCGTCGTCGAGATTGTTCTCGGTGACGCCTGAGCCGCGGACCAGGCGGCGAAACTGCGCGGAGACCCGATTGAGCCACGTCGCAGGGATCACCGTGCCGGTGCCGGGCACGCCGGCGACGCAGTCGCCGAAAAACGTGTCGGTCGATCCCGGCGCAGCCGTCTCGCTCGGGCGCGACGCCAATGCACGCGCAGCGCCGTCCGGCCCCATCAGGTCGGTCATGAGCAGTCTCCGATGATCGGTTGAGCGGCGTCAGGCCGCGACGTATTCGATGCGCAGATGCGCCGGCGCGATGCGCGCCATGAGGCACCGCAGCCGTGTGAAGTCCGGCTCGCAAGCGCGCGGTTGGCCCGCTTCGAGCCCGCCAGCGACCGCGCCATTGCCGAGCGCGCCATCATAGGCTGGCGACTCGTCGAGCCTGACGCGGATCAGCAACGTCGCCGACCCACGCTCGGATGACGGCGTGGCGCAGCCAGCCTCGCCGCAGCCGGCTTCATCGCCGCAGCCTCCGTCGATGCATTCGACTGCCCATCCGAGCCTGGCCGCAAGCGCCGCGTAGTAGTCGCAGCGGGCGCCGCCCTGCGCCGACACCTTGAGACAGAGATCCGGCCAAGGGTCGCATCCGTCCGGAAGGCCGTATTGTTCAAGCCAGACGTCCTCGGTCTCGAAGACTGTCGGGCAGAAAAATTCTTCTCGGGCCGCGCAGATGCGCTCGTTGGCGTAGCGCACCATCTCGGCGACGACACGGAAGAATGACCACCGCACTGTGCCGGGAGGCGTCACCCATGCGCGTCCGCGCGGTAAAGACGCCAGAATCTGATCGTGGCATTGATCGAGCGTCGGGCAGACGTCTGCCGCGGCAGACGCGACACAAAGCGCCGTCATGCGAACGTCACCGTCCCGAGCGTCGGCACAGCGCCGCGCGCGACGTCAACGTCGGCGGCCGGCGNNNCCAGAACATGCCGCGCCTCGCCGCTGGCCGCCGCGACGGCCTCCCATAGCCAGGACCGCGAGAAGACGTGCGGATCGGCAAGAAACTCGATGCCGGCAGCGCCCTCGTCGAGTCCAGAGACCCGGCCCTTGTAGCGGATGACCTCGGCCAGCGCCGTCGTCACCGCGGCGCGCGTCACGGACGTATCCGGCGACAGGCCGGCGATCGTGATGTTGATCGGCTGCGCCGTCGCCAGCCCGGCGGCCGGCTGAACGGTCGCCAGATGCGCCGAGACCCGCGCGATGTCGGCAGGCAACGGCACGCCGCCGGCGCGCAGATCATCGAACAGCGGGAAGACCCGCACCGTGCCGGGGCCATTCCAAAGCCGCTCGACATAGGTCCGCGTGACGCCCTCGACCTCGCCAGCCCACCCCACATAATCGGCCGCCGATCCGCCGTGCGGCGGATAGCGGAGGCGAAACAGGATTCGGGCGCGCAGCGCGTCGTCGGACTCGACGTCCGCGCCGCCGACAACGCCTGCCGCGCCGACCTCGGCGCTGACCGCGCCCGACGTCGTGACGCCAGAGACGATCGAAAGCGGTGCGCCAGCCGCGCCGTTTCCGGCAGCGCCGACCGCCAGCGCGGCGACATCGACGTCCGTGGTCCCGGCGCCGGCGGCGGTTGCGCCGATCGTGGCGACATAGCGCACCCCATCGAGCCGCGCGAACTGCGCGCCGGCGGCGACCGTGACAGACGCGTCGTGCGTCAGCGTGATCACGCCGGCCGCCGGGGCCGCTGGCCGCCGCGCGATCCCGTATTGCGCGCCGTGACGATCCAGATTGTCGGCCTCGGCCGTGAGCGGAAACGCCTGCCGCATGACCCACGCGAGCCGTCCGAACAGCGCCCAGATTTCCCCCGAGAGCACCGTCGCCGTCGGCTCGACATTGTTGCCGGGCGTGACCGCATCGACGCCCGGAAGATGCGCCC